GTGATTGTTCTTCCAAATCAACAATTCCGAAGAATCCAAAACCAATTTCTTTCATGATCTGCCACATCTCTGAGACAAAAAAGATACGACCACCTTTTTTCTGTCTGTTAATTTCATAAGGAATGTTAAGGGCTATACGACCATCATCTTTTAGTAATCTATAAACTTCTGTCAACCAAGACTTTGCGAATTCAACATAATCTTCAAATTCCACATCATCTTCGTGAACATCATAGTCGATTCCAACACCATAAGGTGGACTAGTGACTACCAAATCAACACTACCCTCAGGTAATGTCTTCATCACCTCAATACAATCTCCGTTAATAATTTTTCCTGTTTCTATCATTTTTTAAATTCCTGCTGTTATGTGGTAATAATAACCTTTTGATGTCATATCCCCAAATGATTTATAAATTTCATATCTTTTATCATCATAGAACATATCTGTGACAATTTCAACCCTACAACCAACATCTTTAACTTCAAATCTGATTTTTTCTACATCAAATTCTTCTTCTAATGGTATGTCATATACTAATATATTACCTTTACAATGATCTTCTATAATAAGATAAGCATCCTGACTACAATACTTTTCTTCATAATCACATTTTTCACGATTAAGTTCTTCCGTTTCATAGACTAAATTTCCGTTTTCATCCTCTACTTTTAAATAGAAAGTTTCAGGATATGGACCTATTAGGGTGTCTAATTCAGAGTCAAAATAACTTTCAACACCCAAAACTTCACAAATCTGATCGTAATCCATTTCATCGAACTCAACTCTTTTGTCTTGGAAGGTGTTGTATTGTTCTGTGTTTAACTTAAATGGGTAGACTTCAGCCCCTCTGTGTCCTAATGTAAACTTGTAGTATTTCATGTTATATCTTAAAATAAAAAATTAATAAATTTATAAACTAAAATTCCCATCAAATACAACCAGAAGACAATAATTGAAAATGCTAAAATTCTGTAGTTTCTTTCTACATGATTTTTTGACCTTCCTTGAAAGTCATTTAGGTTCCAATCTTTTCCCATTTTTAAATAAAATTTGAGATCATTTGTGCTAATTTATATCCTGTAAAAGCCCCTGCAGCTGCGGATCCGGGAAGAATAATAAACTTGCCTAACATTGTTTCATATTTCTTTCTATTCACAATATAAGAAATCAGAATGTAATAAACAACATAATTAATCAATACTAAAAAGTCCAGTTCTTTTGCCGCAAATACTACAATAGAGTTCCCGAGAAAACCCCACATAAAGTTGATGAGAGTTTCTCTTAATAATTCGTTTGGTGTTGTAAGAGCATCCCAAACATTAATCTCTTTATCAAACCCAGTTTTATTTTTCGAGTGTTTGGATATGGTGTTGGAGGTACCATAACGCTTTTCTGAGATCCTCGAGTTCTTTATCTTTTCCTTTCTTTCCTGCACGACTTATATATTTTACTGTATTTCCTAAACTAAACCCTAAATCCCAAGCATCAATTACTTTGATTGCTTCGTAAGGGTTATTTTCTCCTCCGTAATGTTGAGGATGATTTACTTGTTCTTTTTGTGGTGAAGGACATTGACAAAGTCCAGTACCACCACATACACATTGTTTATCCATTACTCTTCTCTATATTCTTTTAATAATTCTTCATTGGACATAGTTCCATACTTTTCACTAAGACCGTTTAAATTAACATCTTTATTGATCATAGTTTTTGTATCATAAAGTAGTTGAGCTACATATAATGAATTAACGATCTCACGAACAATTTTATATGGATCTGCATTTGATCCTGGTCTTCTATCTTCAACATATCCTTTCCATTCTTTTGCTGTGTCCTGTGGAACTCTAATTGATGCTCCACGATCAGATACACCCCAACTAAATTTATCAATTGCCTGTGTCTCATATTCACCAGTCAAACGAAGGTTATTGTTTGATCCGTAAGCTTTGATATGATCTTCGTGTCTTGATTCAAATGCGTTAAATAGTGACATGAAGTATTCTTCGTTACCATCAAATCTCATCATGTCTGTTGAGAAGTTTGTGTGAAGTCCTGATCCATTCCACTCTCCGTGTGTGATTGGTTTTGGGTGAAGTTCAATGTGATAACCGTACTTCTCAGCAATCTTAAATAGGAAATATCTAGTCATCCAAAGATCATCTCCGCCTTGTAATTTTCCTTTTGAAAAAACTTGGTATTCCCACTGACCTAAAGCAACCTCAGCATTTGTTCCTGTAATATCAATACCATAGTTTAAACACATATTCAAATGTTCCTCAACAAATGGACGACCAACAACATTATGACCTACACCACAGTAGTACTCACCTTGTCCTTTAAGGATGTTTCTCTTGTGACCCAAAATGTTTCCATTAACTTCTTCTCGAATAAAATATTCTTGTTCAAAACCAAACCAAAGATCTTCAAATCCTTCACCAATACTAGATCTTTTATTCGATTCATGGGGTGTTCCATTTGGGTTTAATACTTCACATAAAATATAGATTGTTGATTGCATGTCTTGAACATAATGTCTAACAGGTTTTAATAAACAATCGGAGTTTCCTGTTTGTGCTTGATTCGTTGATGATCCATCGAAATTCCAAATTGGAAAATTTCCATTAAGGAAAGCGTTCTTGACGGATTCGTATTCAACAATCTTGACTTTACTTCTTAGGTTGGGTTCAGGTTTATAACCATCTAACCACACATATTCCAAACGAATTTTCATTTTATTTTATTTATGACATTTATTATTTCTTCTTTTGTAAAACCTTCTTCATACATCCGATAAACTTTACAAGAAAACTCATCGGTACAAATAATTGCATCGGCTGACAAATATTTCATAAGATTTTCAAGGTTATTCAAAATATTTTCTTTTTTTAAAAGTCTTTTATTGAATCCCATGTTAATGAATTTTAGTTTTTTTTAGTTTGTGATAAAAAAAATAACCTAATTTGTTTACCTAAGTCTTGGTCATTTGGGTATTTTAATATCATTTCTTTTAAGAAATCTAACAATTCTATTTTTTCTTTATCACTCATTGTTTTTATTTAATTTTTCAAATTTTTTGGTTTGTGAAATGTGTCCAGCAATTCTTCTTTTGAACATCGGTAGTAATGTTTCGTCTATTGGAAAAACACCACTAGATGTCATATGAAAAATCGGAGCAGTCTTTTTATCAACAGGACTGAATGAAGAAAAATTATTTATAATTTTTGATATTGTCAAATCATTTAAAGCATCACTGTGAATTAATTTTACATTTGTCATTTGTTGAGGGTTTGATTTGGTCTCTTTTTTAATCACATATTCCCAAACATAATGAGTTTTTTCATGATCAATAAAATAAAAGTAACCTTTTGGGTGAAGAATGTTTTTTTTGTTTCTTTTGATTTTCATATCCAAAGAATCAAAAACTATTGTCCATACTGATTTGGCAATATTAAAATACTCCATCATCCTTGGTGCAGAGTAAATTAATATTTGTCTAAATTCTTTAGATTCATCGTCTGACATTTCAGGAAGTTCTCTTACTTTGAGATCTTTTACCATAATTTCATCGTCAATGTTTGTGAGTTTTTTGTCGGTGTATACAATTTTATGATCTCTCATAAGTGCTTGTACATTCATTAAATGTAACGATAATTCAATAAAACCAGGATATAACTCTAATTTATCGAGTTTATCTCCCATCTTTTGAAAATAAGAAAGTAGTTTGTATTCTTTGTATTCTCTATCAATAGGTTTTTCGAACATCCAATCGGTGTTCATCAAAAATTCTATTTTTTTTCTTCGTGCCATTCATAATAAAAATATGATATATTGTTCAACAAATAAAGATCTAACTAGCCCTCATTACAAAATACCAATCACCATTTACCTGTGTTTCAAACATTTCTCCATCATATGAATTTAATAAAGCTCCATATCCATCACTATTCACGACAATATCCGTAACCTCATCTAAATCAACAAAATCCATGATAAAATCTTTATCATAACCATAGTGTGTAATAAAATCATCTATGTCATCAATATATTCACTAACTCTATCGGCAACTTCTTGTTCAATCATATCTTCATCATAATCACCTTGTGGATCTTCTTTAATATCTTCTATTGTCTCTTCTAGACCTTCTATTTTTCCTTCAATTTTTTCGTATTCTTCGTCAGACAATTCCTCGTTTCTTAATCTGTTATTTAGATTTTCTATAGTTTTTGTTAATTGATTAACTTGA